GGTATCCCACATCCGTACCTGATAGAACACATCATTATAATTAACCTTAGCATCATATGCCATAGTCAATGCCAGTTCAATCAGTTTCATCTTGTCTTCCAGACGGTCAACAAGTTCCACGTCAATTATATTGTATTCAATAAACTTCTGCCACCCTTGTGTGTAGAAATCTTTAAAAGTTTCAAACTCAGAGTGGTCTAACTTTTTCTGACCCAATTCTACTTGGGCAATATAATCCAAACGATAAGATTCCTGTGCCTTATAAGTAAACTTCTTATAAAGATCCATATAATCAAGTTGGGTAACCCCACCCACATCAAATGTGATATGAGTACGTCCCATAATATGAACTTCACCTTCACTTACTAGGCCCCAAGGGGAGAACCTCTTCATCAACTTCTCACCAAGAACTCTCTGAAGACGTTTGCAAATATAAGGTATATCAAATAATTGTATGTTCCATCCAGTAATCACATCTGGAACATCTTGCATCCAATAGTTTATGAATGATGAAAGTAATTCATACTCCGTGGAGCAATGATGATAGATTACATCATTCCTAGTATTCTTAAAGGGTTTACTT